CACTCTTTCCCTACACGACGCTCTTCCGATCTTTCTCTCAACATTTGAGATCGTTGTTCAGCTAACCCCAGTTGTTTTTCTAACTTTTGTTTAGCCGCTCGCAATTTTTCTGTTTGAGTTGCATCCTTGTCCATCGCAGACACTTGGTTTTTGTACTCGGCAGCGGCTAAGTTCATTTCTTTGTTGATTTCTTTGATTGTTTTCGAATAACTGACTTCGCCATTCGTTTTAAAATTAAGAACGACATCAGATTCTTTACCAGCCATTTATCTTAGCGCTCCTTTCTACCACCAAGGCGATTTATCCATAGTTACAGATTGAGGTGGTTCAAAATCGGTGTTTTGTTGTAACCACTGTAAATAAGATTTGAGCCACAAGTTAGGTGTAGACTTCAAAAAGAAACTCTCACTCCAATTCAATAGAGTGAGAGCAACGTAAATATAAAAACTCCAAGGAGTTCCTATCTCTTCCGATTCTTTTTGTTTACCTTTCTTTTTGCTTGCGTTTTTTGAAAGTCTTGTGGCTTCTTGGATTTTTTTAGGTCTTCCACCTGAAATGTCTGGCTAGCAAAAATTTCCATACAGGTACTATAAGCAGACAACACCTCTCCACTCATTCCCAAAAATTTGAAAATAGTTTCTGGATCTTCCTCTAAACCACCAGTACGCAGCATGGCATAAATCAAGGCACGCATGATTTTTAGATCACTAGGCGATAAGTTAGCAGAAGAAATTTGTCCTTCTTTTTTAGATAGCATGGCGTTCATATCAGATTCAAATTGCGAATAATCTCCACCATACACATCTGCTATAAATTCCATTGTTTGCATAGTAAATGAGATAGGGAATTCTACACCTTGAATAGTGACAGTAGCAGAATTTTTTAAGTCTTCAACGTTAATTCCATAATCAGATAACCGAGCCATTAGCCTGCACCTCCAACTTTAGCCAATGTTTTCCACTGTTCTTCATCGTATACAGGTTGAGCAATGAATTTTCCAAATAGATCCATTGTCGCTTCTTCACGATTCGAATCAAAACTTGCATACATCACATTATTGTATTTCAGTCCTGTAGAAACAAAGTTTGCAGTTACATCATCGATTTTTGTTTCATCTTCAGCAGTAGCGTATTCTTCATCAATTACATTAGATAGTTGCGTGTTTGGATACCATACAGCTTTTTTACCTCCGCCTTCAATATTTCCAATGAATCCAAATGCAAGGTAAGGAAATTCTCGTGCGGTATTTTTACTAAATGTTACTCCGCTTTTTGCAATCATCCCTTTGATTTCATCCATTACCGCAATTGGAATACCTACATGATCCAACGCAATTTCATGTTTTGTTTCTCGGGACACGCGTCGGAACATTTTGCTTGATGCCCATTTTTCCAATGCTGTACCATTGCCTTTGACTCCAATTTTTGTAGCGATAGGCAACCGGACAACTTCACTATAAGTCGGAGCAGTTCCAACAGAATCTGGCGTTGCCATCATCGCGATTAAAATGTCGTCCAATCCTTCAAAATAAAAAGTATCTTGCTTTCCCAATTAAAATCATCCTTCCCATAAATCAAGTATTTTCTTCGTCATGATCTCTTCGATTTTTTCTTTATTTTGTTCATACGTACCGCTTGCAAAGTGTTGTGCTTTTTGTTTTGTCGTACCATTTTCGGTAAAGCGCCAGTAAAAAGCAGTCTCTTCAAACTGGACTTTCACTCGGTCTTCTTCAACAACAACTTTTATTTGTTCGCTCATATGCTTCTTTTTAAGCAGGGACTTAGGAATATTAGGAAGCAACTGCTCTAGGTAAAACTTTGCAGCTTCTTCTAAAGATTCCAATGATAATTTTTTTGGATCAACTCTAGAAAGATTCCCTAAATAATCCGATATTTCAGAAAAACCATTCTTATTACTTGGCATTTTCCACACACCTCACATATGTGTAATAGTTGGTCACGGTATCGTCATTCTCATCACCTTGTATACCTGTAAAGTCTGAATATGGAATGCCAGCATTTTGCAGCGCTTGTTCAATAACAACTAAATCCTGTTCTGTTCCAAGTGTAAAAAAAGAGACTTGGTAATAAGGTAATTTTTTATAGACTTTACCGGATGCCATTTTTTTGCTGTTACTCACATTTGAGTACACAATGTATGGATACATCGTCCCTAATCTGGCTTTGTCTCTGAACACTGGTAACTTTGTTGATTTCAGCGCTGTTTTCAATTCATCAAAGCTAATCGACATAAGCTAAACTCAACTCCATTTCTCTTGCATCGGGATTCGTATAAATGCGAGTAATGTTATACGTTACAGAATCAATTTTGAGCGCACTTAATTTCTCTGTGATGGATTTATCCCATCTGACTTTAATTCGTCTGACAACGTCTGTCTTGGCTTGCTGTGATAAATATTTTTCTTGAGAAGTCACACCGAGTTCTTCATAGAAAATTAGACGCTTGGATTCATAAACCGTAGTTGGACGATCGTTCTCATCTGTTCCTGTTTTGATTTCTAGCAATTCAGCTTTCCATCGCAGATTATTGGTCTGTCGTTTCGGCATTTTGAATCACTCCTTGTACAATAAATGGCGTAATAGCGCTCAAAGCTTTGTCTAACTCATCTTCAGATACTCGGTATTCGTAGGCGATGCCAGCAACCATCAAAATAAGATATTCTTGTTGGCCACCAGTTGCTGTTTTGACATAATCTTTTGCCATATTTAAATAAAAAGAGAGCAAAGAATCATCCATGCCCTCTTCAAAATGAATATGTGATTTGAATTTTTCCTCTAAAGACAATTCTTTAGTTTGCTCTTCCATCTTAACCACCAACTGGTTTTGTAATTTCGTAGCGATATACTGCCGGTTCAAATGGAGAATAAACCAATTGACCATCTAGCAAGTTGTAAATTTGGAATCCAATTTGATTTTTACCAGAGAATTTTTCAACAAGTTTTTGAATTTCCAAGGCACCAATAACTTCTTGAATTTTAAATGCAGAAAAATCGCCAAAATATAAAACTGGTGTGTCTGGTTTACCCTTTTTATCTGCTGCATCTGTCCAATCCACAGGATAGCCAACTAATTGGTAACCTATTCCACCTTCTGCTTGTGTAAATGGACGCAACAAAGGAAATCCATCATCTGTTTTCATTTTTTCAATAGCAGTCAAAGCAGCTCGATTAATAATAAAGCGTCCCTTTTTCATCACTTCTGTCACTGGTGTATTTTTAAATTCGATTAATGCATCATATAATTTTTGCCCAGCACCTGCAGCAGTTAGATCTAAAGGTTTTTCAAATGCTACAGCCTTTTTGGCTAATGCACCAGGATTTTCATTTCCAGCGTCATCACCATTGAACATATAATTGATTTCTTTACGCACATAAGCTTTTTTCAATTCTTCCACAACAATATCTTCAACTGGAACACCAGACATTTTTAGTAATTTTTTAGTTACTGTTGCCAAAGCATCGAATTCGGCAGGATCAAGCAAAATTTCATCAAACTGAATAGCTGTTTCAGCAATATCAGTTGAACGCTCTTTCTTGTTTACATTCGCATCTGCTTTCTTCACAAGAATTGGATATTTGACATCTCCTGATGTTCGCACCACTGTTCCGTATTTACGAAGTAAATTTTCTTCTTGAGCATAAGTAATAACTTCAGATGCAATTACTTCTGGGACAGTAACTGAACCGTTGCCAGCTTCAATCCCTAAAGCTCGAGCTTCTGCTTCAGAAATATTTCCAACTACAAAATTAGCAAATGCTTTTCGTAGTTGTTGATCTTTTTGTTTATTGGTCATTTTTGCACGTGCCTCCAATCCGTTCTTAATTGATCCAAGTAATCCATCTCGTTGCTGTTGAGTAATCATTCCAGAACGATTTTCTGAACTATCTTCACTGTCTGAATCTTCTTCTTGATCGTTGTCTTCACCAGAACGGCTTTCGTCTGAATCCGTACTATTCGATTGATCATCTGTATTGTCGTCTGTTTCATCAGTTCCAGAATCTGCGCCTAATTCGTCTTTAATTCCGTTCAATTCATCAATAACACTGTCAATTTCTTCTTTCACGGCTTCTAAATCTGCTTCACGCACTTCTCCAGATTCAATCCGTCCACGTAATTCTGTTAATCGTTGCTCATTGCGAGCTTTTAATTTTTTCAACAATTCTTTATTCATTAGTTTTTCCTCCTAAGCGCTCAGCGCATCATTAATTGTTTGAATCATTTTTTTTCTTGCTGCAATATCTTGCTGAATTTCCTGTTTACTTCTAGCAAGCGTTGCTTCTGTGTCTTCATATGCAGGGAGTGAAACAATAGATACCTCGAATAATTCCACTTCATTCACCGTACGCAAAACAGGATCGGTGTTGTAATCCCACGTTTCTTCTGTTGGAATAAAACCGAAGCTACATTGATCAATATCTCCACGACTCATAGATTCGATAAGGTTATTAGCATCGGTTGTGTTGGGTAACTCAACTTCAAATTTCAACCCACGTTCGTCTTCTTCAAGCCGAAGTGTTCCACTTTTTGTTCGTCCTAGAACTTTCCCCCAGTCATGATCAAATAGACATCGGACGTCCGAATTTGATAATGCCTTCGAAAATGCACCAGGAGAAATTACTTCTTCTAAGCCTTCCCAAAGTAACGTTCGACTGTTGAACACAGCAGCATACCCAGTTACGATTCGACTATTATTTTCTGTAACATCTCTAGTACTCAAGTTGGTGATATCAAATGTCCGAATTTCCTTCTTTTTCATTTCCATCACCCCCTTTCACGTTTTGATCATTCGTTGGTAAGGAATCATCTGTTGCATTTTTCTGGCCAATCCTAGATAAGTCATTTGAAATATAGATAGCTTGTGTTTCTGGAGTGTTCTGTTTAGGGAAACCAAGCATTTCTGCCACATTATCTGGACTTGTAATCCCAGTACGTACGATGTTGTAGCCAATATTTGTTTTTGTTGAGTAAGGAACAAAATCCAAGATGTTGATTTTCCATTCCACCCGATAGCCAGAATTTGGCATAAAAAAAAGAGCGGTGTAATGTTCGCTCTTGTTCTTCAATATTGGTTTGATTGCTTTGTTATGCAGATACATCATTGCTTTTTCGATGTCTGTTTTCATCAAAGACTGGTAGGTATCTACGTTGATTCCTAAAAATTTCCCTAAGTCTTTTTTATACACGCCCAAATAATTTAAAATAGCTTGATCATCAACTGGACTCTTTAACGTTTCAATTGTGTATCCTTTGCCAAGTGGAATCATTTTAACCGAATGATTGCTATCATCCTGCGTCCCTTCTAACTGATCAAGTATTGCTTTAACGACTTTCGTTTGCGCACTGTTATTTGGATTGATGTGAGCATCCAGCTTAAGCATAAATGCGAGTAAACCGCCCTTAGTGTATTTATCCGTCAAAACTTTTTCGGCGCTTAGAACGCCTTCCAGAGTGTTTCTAGCGAGGTCAATTATTCCAGCGCCTTTTAGCGAATCAGTTCCGATGTTTTTAATATGCCGAATCATTTGACCAGGTATGTTTTGTCCATTCATTTCAAATTAGATCGGAAGAGCGTCG